AAGAGAAGAGGGGGAATATAATATAGAAGGTAGAATTGGCAAACAACACGAAGCATATCATTTAAGGTTTGGTCATTCAGATTCCATTAATTTTGCAAATATGTGTAATTTTGACATTAGAAGTAAACTATCAAAAATAGACAAAGATAATATAAAGCAAGTTAGAACAAGACCAAAAACCGGTTGTTTTTTAAGCGAAGATAACAAATATATATATTTTCAAATAAAAGATATTACAAAAGGAAGTTATACTGGGGTTGTGTATAATTTTGAAACAGAGACTCATAGTTTTTGTACTCATCATATACCAACACACAACTGTGATCCTTACGATCATGATCATTCTACTACTGACTCTTTAGGTTCAGTTATTGTGTATAAGAGGTTTCAGAATTTTGAATCTTACTATGATTTACCAGTTGCAGAATATACAGGTAGGCCTGATACAGCAGAGGAATTCTATGAAATAGTTAGGAGGCTGATAAAATACTATAATGCTAAATTATTGTATGAAAATGAGAAGAAGGGACTTTATGTATACTTTACTCAGCAGCATGAAGAGTATTTGTTAGCAGATCAACCAGATGTAATAAATGATGTACTACAGACTGGTACTAAAGTATCTCGTAAAAAAGGGATACATATGAACAAAGAAATTAAATTATGGGGAGAGAGATTAATCAAAGATTGGCTTAATGAAGAATATGCCCCAGGTAGTAAAAATCTAACAAAGATATTTTCAGAAGCATTGTTAGAAGAGTTAATATCTTACAATGATGAAGGTAATTTTGATAGGGTAATGGCATTTATGATGATAATGATTTATAAGGAGGAGTTACATCATGTCCATGTTAAAAGCAAAAAAGACTATGATAAGTCTAGGTGGTTATTTGCTGAGCCACTGTTTAAAGAATTAAATAAAATTGGTTGGATATAAGAAATTAGAAAATGAGTTACAGTAGTAATGTTTTTCCTGTACAGAAGATTCCACTGAGGGAAAAAACCGATGAATGGAAAAAGCAATGCGTAGATGCCATTATTGCTAAAAGTTCTGATGGGGATGTTATAAATAATTCTAGTCGTAAAGATCGTATGAAAATAGCATATGATCTTTATAATAGTAATTTTAATGAGAAAGATTTTAAACATGTAACAGATCCATTTAATGTTGGTGATACTTTCCCATCTAAGATGCAAAATCATAATATAATAAGACCTAAGATAGATTTACTATTAGGTGAAGAAAGTAAAAGGGCGTTTACATTTAAAGTCATACAAACTAATGACGATGCTGTTAGTGGTATGCAAACTGAATATAAACAGATGATTTTACAATATCTTATTGATACTTTAAATTCGCCTGTTGAAGATGATACATATTTGGCAGACTTGCAAAGGTATATGAAGTTTAGTTATAAGAATATAGCTGAAGAAACTGCTTATAATGCATTAAACTATCTTAAAGAGAAATTGAATATTACAAATGAATTTCTCAAAGGTTGGAAAGACGCCTTGATTGCTGGTGAGGAATTATATTATATAGGTATACTTAATGGAGAGCCAGTATTTGAACGTGTCAATCCATTATATGCTGACTATGATCGTGGTCAGGATATAGAGTTCATTGATCAGTCTACTTGGTTTAAAAGACTTCAATACATGTCCCCATCTACTATTTATGATAAATATTATAATAAATTAGATGAGGCAGATTTAGATAAGATACTTGAAATGGTTCAAGGTAATAAAGGTATGACTAAGATATCTGGTACAGGAGGTATTGTATGGAATACTACTTTGACTAATTCTATGCTTAATGGAGAGGATATTGAGGATGCTTTAGAGGTATACCATGTAGTATGGTCTTCATATAAAAGGATAGGTTTTATATCATTTGTTGATGAAAATGGTGAAGAACAAATGACTATGATAGACGAAACCTATGAAAAAGATAAAGATGAAAAGATTGAGTGGGAGTGGATTACTGAGATATGGGAAGGATATAGAATAGGTACAGATACTTATTTTGGTATACAACCGATAGAATTTCAGCATCAATCTGTTGAATCTTTATATGAAAATAAAATTCCATTTACTGGTGGAGTTTATAGTAATACTAATTCAAGGGGTAAATCATTGCTTGAAATAATGAAACCCTTACAGTATATGTATCTCGTACTATGGTATAGGTTGGATATAGCACTTGCTAGAGATAAAGGTAAAGCATTGGTTATGGATATTACACAGATACCTAAATCAATGGGTGTAACTACTGAAAAGTTCTTGCATTACTTGTCATCTTTGGGTGTTGTATTTTTTAATCCTTATGAAGAAGGATGGGATATACCTGGTAGAGAAGGAGGTAAACCTTCGTCATTTAATCAATTTAGTTCTGTTGATTTGAGTATGTCTAATGTTATAGCTGGCTATATTCAACTTATGGTGAAGATAGAGGATATGATAGATGAAATATCTGGGGTATCTAAGCAGAGACAAGGACAGATCCAAAAGGACGAATTGGTTGGTAATGTACGGCAAACTATTATACAATCTTCGCATATTACAGAACCTTTGTTTTGGAAACATAATCAGGTTAAGCGCAGGTCTTTGAATATGTTACTTGACACTGCTAAGTATGCTTGGGGTAATTCAGGTAAACGCACATTACATTTTATTTTACCTGATATGTCAAGAGTATTTGGTGAGATAACTCAAGATTTTTTATATGCTGATCTAGATGTATTTGTCATAGATTCTACTAAAGAAACTATGGATGTTGAAGCATTAAAGACTTTGTTACCATATGCTGTTCAGAATGGAGCTACATTGCTTGAGGCTGCTGAGGTAATGACTGGTGATAATGTACTTAGGATGAAACGTCAATTAGCTGAAATAGATGAGCGTAAGAATAAGATGCAAGAGGATATGGCTAAGCGTGAACAAGAAACACAAATGCAAATACAACAGATGTTAGCAGAACAAAAAGCAGAAGAAAATAGAATAAAAGAAGAAGATTCTATACGTAAGGCTGAAACAGCAATAGATGTGGCATTGATTAATGCAGAAACTAAAGATAATGGTTTGGAAGATGCTGATGTGGATGATGATGGGATATTAGATCGAATAGAATTGATGAAAGTGCAGTTACAAAAAGAGAAGATTAAATCTGACATTAAACTTAAAGAAAAACAACTTACTGAACAGATTAGAGCTAATCGTGTAGCTGAAGCACAGAAAGAAAAAGAGATTGCCATTAAAAAGAAGGCAGCAAATAAACCAGTTAATAAAAGTAATAAATAATTATGGCTGATAAAGATAAGAAACCAACACCTGGGTTTGATGTACTAGCTGATTTTATTGTAGGGAATAAATCAGGTATTAATCCAGTTGCTGATGATTTAGGCACAGATAGTAATTATCAGGATATAGATCCTGATGATTTACAGAAACAATTAGGTGGAGATGATGATAATAAACCAGATCTACCAGATGATAAACCAGATGATAAACCAGTTGATAAGAAGGTTGATGAACCTATAAAGAAGGATGATAAGAAGTCAGATGTTGTATCTGAACCAGATGATTTAGATGATAAGTCAGATGAAGATAAAGAGTATGAGTCTGAAATAAGTTCTTTCTTTGCTGGAGAATTAGTTAAGAAACTTGGTTTAGATGTGGACGATAAAGATCTTAAAGTTGAAAGCGTTGATGAAGTTTTAGAACTTATGAGTGAGATCATTGCAGAAAATTCAAAACCAACATATGCTTCTAAGGAAGTAGAGGAGTATGATGAGTATGTTCGTAATGGAGGAGACTTGCGTACTTTCTATAAAGAAATGTATAGCGGTAGATTAGATTTGGAATCTTTAGATTTGGAAAAAGAATATGATCAAAGAGCAGTTATACGTGAGAATTTATTGAATCAAGGATATAAAGAAGAACGTATTAAACGTATGATTACTAGGTATGAAGAAGCTGAAACTTTGAAGGAAGAAGCTGAAGATGCTTTAGAATTACTAAAAGATTTCAATCAGAAAAAACAAGAATCGCTATTAGCAGAGCAAAAAAAAGTTGCAGAGAATGCTCGTAAACAGCAACAAAAGTTTTACGATGACGTTATTGCTACTATAAAGACCGTATCAAACTTTAGAGGTATCCCTATTTCGGAGAAAGAAAAACGTGAACTATTACAGTACGTTTTCGTTCCGGATGAAGACGGATTAACTAAATATCAGAAGGATTTTAGAGGAGACGTATTAAATATATTAGAATCAGCTTATTTTACTAAAAACAAAGATAAAATTAAGACTGGTGACGTTAATAAAAAAGGGGACTCGGACGCCTATAAGACTTTACGAGACAAACTTAAAGCTAGGAGTAATAAAACTGTAGACAAAGATAACTCAAAAGGCGGTAAATTGAGTGGTGGTTCTCTAGGCGATTTTGGTAGAGGTATAATTTTTTAACAAATAAATAATTAATTTTTAAGTAAGGTAATGGAGAACAATATTCTTAATAATCTAGTTCTTTATCGTACCAAATATTTTAGTGGCTTAGTTGACGAACAGATGCTGGCTAATGCTCTTATGTCAGAGCCTCATCGCGTATCGCCGATTATATCTTATATTTTCGGTATATACGATAGAGGTAATGTCATAGACTTCATAACGAACGGTATTGGTCAGACAATGACAATTGAGTCAAATAGCTACCAGTGGGATCTTATGATTGAGCATGACCGTGCTATTCCTATTAAAGATGCAAAATGGAATGGTGCAGCCATAACTTCTACAGATGTTCCTGGTATCGCTAAATCACCTATCCAGCTTTGGCTTGGTGAAAAGTGGTTTGGCCCTGGTGCTATTCTTCAGTTTGATGATAAAGAATTTCAAGCACGTGTTATAGGTGAACCATATCAGGACGGTTCAGAATTCGTATATACGGTAGTTGTAGCAGATGGTAAAGATGAGTCTTATATTCCGCCTTCACTTCTTGCACCTGGTTGTAAAGTAAGTAGACTTGGGTCTGCTTATGAAGACTACAGTGAAGAAGCTGATATCGTGAATTATCAGACTCCTTTCAAAGCTAGGAACTATCTGACGACACTTCGTCTTTCATATGATATAACCGGTGATGCTTTTGCTTCAGTTATGGTTATGCAACTTAGGGATCCTAAGACAAAGCAGCAGACCTATTACTGGTCAACATGGCAGGAGTGGACAGCGCTTCGTCAGTGGTACGAAAGACTTGATAGAATGATGGTATATCAGAAATGCAATGTTGCATCTGATGGTACTGTTGGTCTATTTGGTACGAATGGACGTCCTATTTATATAGGTTCTGGTTTGCTTGAGCAGATTGCTCCTGCAAATAAGAGATACTATACAACTCTTACTTTGGACACTTTGGACACATTCCTGTCCGATCTTTCATATAATATCCTTGGACATTCAGAGCGCAAATTTGTTGCATTCTCTGGTGAAATGGGACTTCGTGAATTCGACAGGGTTCTTAGAGACAAAGCTTCGGGTTACAATTTAACTGATACTAAATTTGTTACAGGTTCTGGTCAGAGTCTGACGCTTGGCGGACAGTTTACTACATATAAAGGTCTGAATGGTATTGAGCTTACACTCAAACATCTTCCTCTGTATGATGATCCTATTCACAATCGTAAACTGCACCCGATATCTGGTAAACCTCTTGAGTCATATCGTATTACTATAATCGATATTGGCAACAGGGATGGTGAAGCAAATTTACGTAAAGTTGTCCGTAAAGGACGTGAAATGGTTCAGTGGTATACTGGTGGTTCGCTGGCTCCCGGACAGGGATTTGCAACATCAGTTAGCACTCTTCGTTCAAATGCAAAAGATGGTTACTCAGTGCATTTCCTGTCAGAACAGGGTATTATGCTTGCTGATCCAACTACTTGCGGTGAGTTGATATGCGACGCTGAATAATAATATATGGTGTAACTGGGGGATGGATAATCCCCCTGTACACCTAAGTTTAATTTAAACCATATATAAAAATATGAGAGTAGTGCTTAGTCCGATACCTGGTCGTCATAGGACTAATATCGTGAAATACAAAAATTGCTATGACTATTTGGCCCCATATTATACTAGATCTGGTAATATTTATACAGGACTTTCTTTTGAGGATGCTACTAGGTTGGGGAAATTAATTGGTCAGAATTTACTTGCATCTTCATCTTATTGGAATAATTTTACAGTTAGAATAGGTGCAGATCCTGTTTATTTAGAAACAGAAGATCCACTTGACGAAATTAAATACTTATTCCTTAAAAATCATAAAAGAGTAAAGACATCTATATTTGAGCGTAAAGCTACAGCTGATTATTTACTCACTAATAAGGATGAAGAAGCTAAGAGAGAAAATATGCTTAATAAATCTAAAGTAGATGCTATATCTGAATTTAGGAAAATGTCTCTTACAGATATGCGCAAATGCTTAAGGTTGTTTGGGCAAAATGCAGACAGTGCTGGTAGTGAATTAGTTGAAAATTCATTGTTCAAAATAGTTGAATCTAATCCAGAAATGTTCTTGCAGAAATGGATAAACAATAAGGATAGAGAAATTGAAGTTGTTATAGAGCAGGCTATATCTAAAAATGTTATACGTAGGAATAAAAATATTTATAAATACGGTAGTGATGTTATAGGATATAGTATGCAGGAAACAATAGACTTTTTGAATAATCCTAAAAATCAAAATATTAAAATTGGCATACTTTCAGCAATAGAATCTAAAGACTATTTGCCTACTGGAGATGAGTCTACTTTAGGTGGTACGGAACCAGTGGCTATACGAAAAGAGATTCTTGAAGAAGAACCAAAGAAAACTAAGGTTAAAAAGCCTGTATTAGTTGGTTCTGGAGATGATGAAGGTATAGATATTACTAAAATTGATTTTACATCACCTGAATAATTATGACTATATCAGAAATGCATACTGCTTTTAATTTAGAACTTGATAAGGTTAATTCTTTGCAGTATCCTTCTTTTACTAATAATGAAAAAGATTATTGGTTAAATAGAGCTATACGTGAGTTTGTTAAAACTAGATATAGTGGTAATAATTTTAGGAAAGAAGGTTTTGAACAGTCACAGAAAAGGATAGATGATTTAAGGACATTGGTGAGGGAAGTTACTATACCCTGTACCTCTAGTGGTGCTACTAAACCAAATGGTTATGTTTTAACCAATGGATTTAGTAACACTGTATTTAGTACGGCAGGAGCATATTGGCTGTCGTTAGGAGAGGAAGTTAGTATATTAGTTGGCACAATCTCTAGTAGAGTTGGTGTCACTGAAATTACTGCGGATGAATATAGTCAAGAAATAGATAATCCTTTTTCTAGTTATATTCTTCATTATAATCAAGCAAAACCTCTTCGGTTATTTTATAATAATACAATAGAGTTTATTACAGATGGAAATTATTCTGTTACTAATGCATACATTAGGTATTTGAAATCACCTGCTGTTGTGGCATATTCTGGCACTAGTTGTGATTTGCCTGAACATACTCATGATGAAATAGTTTGTTTAGCAGTTAGATTAGCGTTAGAAAATATTGAACAACCCAGACATGGTTCATATGCTGAAGAAATGTCAGTAACGGAATAATTAAATAATAAATAAAAATAATAATGTTACAAAGGACAAATAAACTATTAATCGGTAAGGATATTAGCCGGGATGCTCAGGTTGTAGATGGTGCAATCATCACTACAACAGTCGCTTCAACGGGCCTTGCTGATGGTGAGGTCGTTGTTCTTGACAAGAATTTTAAAGTATTGGCAGCCGGTTCTACTATTGCTGATTCCGATACTATATATATTTGTCAAGGTACAGGCGAAACCTACACCTACGTGAATGAAACTGGCACATCTACAGCCAGTAATAGGCGTCTGATTTTTTCAGATCCTATAGAAGGTAGACTTGTTAGGAGTTATAAAGGTGTTTCATACGCAGCTAAATCAGAACAAACTGACAGTTGGGTTCTTACAGCTCTTACTCCAGTAGCTGGTACAGAGTATATTCTTCGTATCGTTTATAAAGATATGAATGAACATCCTGGTCAGTTTACTCAAACTTATAGGGTAATAGCTGCTGACGCTACTTTGGATAATCTTGGTGCAGCTATAGCAGCTAAAGTTACTGCTCATAGTGGAGCTAGAGTTACTTGTACTTATACTGCAGGTACCGATACACTTCTTATTACAGGTAAACCAATTCCTGAATGTACAACTTCAGTCAATGATCTTGAAGAATTTAGAATGGTTGAATTTGAATCATTCATTCTTTATGTAGATTCAGATGGAAATTGGCAGGAAGCAAGTACTACTTCGCTTACTCGTACAGCAGCTGAATATGGTTCTGGTACATGGGAACAGGTTAGGGATATTGAGAAGAGAGCTCTTCCTTATAGGGGAGTTACCAATTTTACAATGTTTCCAGTTAAGCAGCCTGCTATGCGCACTGTTGCCGGTGCTACATATGACATCATAACTATTGAACATGATAAGTCATACGTATCACCAGACAATCAGTATGTGAAGCAAGCTCCTATTACAACTCAGATTGCTTTTGTTGTTCCTACTACTGGAACTCAGGAAGCTTCTGTTCTGGCCGTACTTAATCCTTGGATGGCTTCAACGCCTATGGCTTTACCTAATGTTGTAGTTTAATTATAGGAGGATATAGAAATGGCAAATGAATTTTTAGTTGAAAGAGTTGCATTAGGTACTTTTGCGTTTCCTGCAAATATTACTGCAAATACTGCATCTACACTTAGTGCTGATGCTAATGTGTATATTCCTGCTGGAGCTATAGTGAATGAAATTAAATATTTCGTTCCTGGTGCTTTGACGAATATGTCTAATATGAAAAATGGTACTATCAACGCTCTTGTTGGGACAGTTGCTCTTGGTACTAGCAACGTTATAGCATCTAATGTGCTAGTACAAACTGTTGTTGGTTCACAGGCACCTGCTGGTATGGGTGTGTATGTACCAACTGGTGGAAATCTCTGGATTAATTTTGCATCTAGTGATAGTGCAAGAACAGGGATAGCTGGTAGTGGAACAGTTTTCGTGAAGTATTTTAAATAATACGACATACTTAGATAATGTTTAAGGGCGGGTATAAAAGCCCGCTCTTTTTACTTTAAAAAATATAAAATGGCATTTACTTTAAATTTTGAAGTTACTGAACGTAACGACAATAAATTACTAACAATTACAGACACTACAGGTGAAATCAGTACTGGCACATCTACTGGTTGGGGTATTCCCAATCCATTATATACCAACATAGGCGTTAGTGGTTCAACCACTGCATTAGAGCTTGATATAAAAATTACTGAGTCTGATGGAGTAGAAACAACATACGATACAATAGACCTTTATACTGAATTTGGACCGTTTGTTACGGTTGATGATATGGTATTTGAGTTGGATTGTTCTATGCTTAAAGTAAGTGGCATAGCAATTGGTACATCAGACGATGAATTACCAGACGGTATATATGAAATTCAATATACATATGCATCGGGTGAAGTCACTGAAACTTATACTGTAGATTTTGTGTTGGTATATGGTAAAGTAAAAAAGGGTGTATATGAATTGCTTCGTAAAATGAATACTGACTATGAATACGAAGGAGCTGTAGAGGATGATGTGTTGTTAACTATATTCACTAAAACATATTTAGATGGTATACTTGCAGCAGATGCAGTTGCTAGGCGTGATTCTGTAATTGAACAACTATATACTTTAGAAAGACTTTTAATTAACGAATCATCATATGAGATCTAGAAAATACGTACCTGGTATATTAGTAGAAGGGCGTGGTCTGAGAGGACCAAAAGGGGATAAAGGAGATAGCTTAAATGTAAGTGAGGTATCTAGTTATATTACTGAGTATATGAGTAATTATGCTTCCCTTACTCATTCTCATGGACTAGTTGAAGGATATAATGTTAGTGCTACTTCTGCAACTAATGGTTTAACATTGTCGGTTGCTAATCCTAATGTAGGATTACATCGTGTATTTGGAGGTAGTTATGTTTCTATTTCTGTTAGTGAAGCTAGCACCACGTTATCTGTTGTAGGTTTACAATCTAGTGGTAATTATTTAACAACTGCTGCTGATATTACACATACACATGGATCAATATATACAGAAACAGTATCTGGTGGATATTTGCTAAATAGTTCTGGTAGTAGTGGATTAACTTTAAGTGTTCCTAATTATTTAACTACAGCAGCAGAAAGTTGGCATTCTCATGATGGTTTGTATGTAAATTTGAGCAACAGTACTCTTTTTGCTAGTCGCACGCATATTCATGGCCCATTGACTACAAACAGTATAACTGGTAGCAATATAGCTTACACATCTTCTAGCAATGGGTTAAGTTTAGGAATACCTAATTTTATTACAACAGCTCCTGCTACGAATCATACACACGGAAATATATATGGTGTTAATATAACAGGTATATCGGCTAGTAATGGTGTTACACTGTCTGTAGCTAATACATCTCATACCCATAATCAATATATAGGTTTAAATACAGCGATTACTGGTGGTTTAATGACAGCTAATAGCTCTGGTATATCCCTCAACATTACAGGCGGTGGTGGAACTGGTGGAGTTGCTATAGGCAACACGGCTGCAGTACCTTTTACTAGCGGTAGTGTACAGTTTTCTGGTGATAATTTAACAGTTAATACTTCTCAAGGCACTGGTACTCAATCTACTAATCAATATATACAATTATCTGTTGCTGCTCCTGCTGTTGCAGCTAATTCAGTATATGCAGGTGATTATATATCATTATCTATAGACGGTATTAGTACCACTGTATCAGCTAGTGGTTTACAGGCTACAAGTGCCATGTCAAATTATTTGGCTGTATCAAATAGTAGTAACTTAATAGCAGTAAGTGCTTCAAGTAATTTTATTCCACAAGCTTCTACTGCTAGCTTCTTTTTGGATGTATTTAGCAGCTTGTTACAACGTACTATAGATAATAGTTTATCACTAGGTACTATATACACCACACATTCACATAGTCAGTATCTGACTACAGCTGCTGCGTCAGATCATACACATACTGGTTATGCCGCTAATACACATACTCATGGCAGTGTTGCAATAACTGGTGGTATTGGTGTAACTTCTGCTAGTAGTGGTTTATCTGTATCGTTACCAAGTTACTTAACCACAGCTGCGAATAGTACTCATACACACGGCAATGTTTCATTGTCTTTGGCTAGTTTATCAGGTACATATTCTAGTGCTAGTAATGGTTTAACGTTATCACTTACTAATTCTACACATGCTCACCCGTATGTAAATACTTCTGAAATAGGTAGTATTTACTTTGTTAATAGTGATACTAGAAATCAAAATATAACTTGGGGCTCCACTTCTGGTACTGGAGGAACATCAATATTTGCTACTGCTGGTGGGGGCACAGGTGTGGGTACTGGAGGAGTTGCTATAAAAGGTAGTGGGACTAATGTGGCTTCTACTGGTACAGTTGTCTTTTCTAATGCTAATGATTTAACTTTTGGTCTAAGTGGCAATACTATTACTGGTAGCTATGCCAAGGGTAACGTTTACTTTACCAATGGTAGTAACGTAACTTGGGGTTCTTCAGTAGCAGGTGTCAATACATCTGTAATGCTTACGGCAGGTGGTGGGGCATATATACGAAATAGCGCTACTACTATAACTAGTGGTACAGCCTATTTGAGTAATGCCAATGGTATATCTTGGGGTATAAATGGGAATACCATTACAGCCAGTTATGATAAAGGGAGTATATATTTTACTAATACCAATGGTGTAACTTTCGGGTCTTCATCTAATGGTATCTCTACAACTATTTCTGCATCTGTTGCTAATATAGGACCATTATATATAAATAATTCTACTAATTCTATAGATGCTGGTTCAGTATACTTTGCAAATGGTAGTAATATAACTATAAGTAGAGATAGTAATACTGTTTATTTTTATGCTCCGAACGATTTAGGTATAAAAGCAATTGGTAATACTGCTTCTAGTAATGCATTTACTAGTGGTTCTGTAATGTTATCTGGAGTTAATTTAACAGTAAATACATCATCAACTGGTGCAAGTCAATATCTTCAGATATCAGCGCCAGCAATAGGTTATTTATTTTTTAGTAATACTAATGGACATAGTTGGAGTTCTTCAGTTAATGGTGTTTCAACCTCTGTTTATATAATAACTTAATTTATGGCAAATCCTGTAATAGAAACGTATACAAATGGTATTATAAGATACGATAATACTAATCAATACACAATACCATTAGCTGCGTCTGCAAATAGTGGTGATTTGTATCTTGTATGTTTATCTTATGGAAGAGCTGGAGCATCGATAGAAGTAGATAATACAAGTACTAGAGGGTGGACATACGTAGGAACACCTTATGAGTGGATACCTGATGATTATAATGTAGGTCTTACAATTTTATATGCAAGAGCAATAGGAGGTGGAAACGATTCATTAGTTGTAAATGTAACACTGAGAGAAGGATACAATAGATATACAGGAACTACATACGTAAGATATTCTAATATTTCATATGTAACTTATAGAATATCAAATGTACTTTGGAGTACAACTAATCCATATAAACTTATTTATGATAGTAGTCATAATTATGGTACATCAACATCATTATCATTAAGTCAATGTCCTGTGAGAGATGATAATGATATAAGAGATTATTTATGGATAGCAGTGTCAGCTACACAAGACAACAACATAGCATCATTACCGCCATCTTCATTTACACTTTCAGTATATCAACAAGGTAGTACTGATTACATATCTGATTCTTCAATAAATACAGCTTATAGAAGTACTACAACTATATCTTCAATTTCAGGTACTTCATTTACTGCTGCTGATAGTGGTCAATATTTAACAAAAATGATAAGAATAGCTCCAGGAGATGGAAGTACTTCAGAAACAATAATCCCTGATGCAACAGGAGGTGTACTTATTCCAATACGCGATAAAAATGCTTTTATAAATATTACAAACGATGTAATAGCAACACATAAATACAGTCAAAATTTTTCTTATAATAAAACAGCATGCACAAGTCCTATGACAGAGGTAGTATCATCTGGACCATGGACCTGCAGCTGGCTTGGTGGAACGAATTTTGATGCTGATGTTTATTCAGGCGTAAGTGGGGATTGGGTGACTATAAGTTGTAAAGATGTTAATAGTACAGCATCTCCTTATACTGATACTTTAAGATTTGTGTGTGGTACAGCTCAATGTGATCTTGTGGTTACACAATATGAAAATGGTGTTGGATGTAGTTAAAATATATAATTATGGATGCAAAACATATAAAGTTTTATACTGGTAGTGGTACCAGTACTCTTCTTACAGACTTAATAGGATATTGGAAACTAACAGAACCTTCTGGGACTAATTTCAATGAAGAAGTTAGTAACTATGATGCTACTGGGTCGGGTATAGTAGCTAGTTCTTCTGGTGTTGAATTTGATAGCAGTGGGGATTACGTGTACGTGCCTAATACTGCTGGTTTATATCCATCTAGTACAGCTTTTTCGGTATCTTTGTGGTTTTATCTAGATACTCTCCCTAGTAGCGCTGGTAGGAATATGTTCTTGATAAGGTTCTATGATAATAGTTATGTATGGTCGTACGAAGCTTTTATAAAGAACTCGGAGAATTATATCACGTTTTATATAAATGATAGTTCGGATGTTGATTTTCAATCAGAGACAGCAAACAATGCTGTTTCTGCAGGGCAATGGTATAATTTAATTCTGGTAAATCAAACAGGTACATATCCACACATATATCTTAATAACAGTGATGTAACATCTTATCATCCAGATACTTGGACTGGTACGATTAGACAGCCTACTGGTGATTTATATTTTGGTAGTCCATATAGTTCCGGGACTTCTTCTATAGATGGTAGGGTGAGATCTGTTGGTATATGGAATAAGGCTTTGTCTTCAGATGAAAGAACTGAATTATACAATAATGGAACACCAAATGATTATCCATTTTAATTAATATTTATGGCAACATATTATGTAGCTACTCCAGGGAATGGGGGAAATGATAGTAATCCTGGTACATTAGATTCTCCTTGGGCCACATGGCAAAAAGGTTTTACTTCTTTATCAGCTGGTGATACTTTATACATTCGTGGTGGTACTTATACACCATCAACAACTTATGGTAACGGCAGAGATAATTGCGTATATGTTACAAATAAACATGGTACATCAGGAAATAGAATAAATGTTAGTAATTATGGTACTGAGATTCCTATTTTAAGAGGTACTAACCTTCCTTCAAGTAATACTAATAAAAGTGGAATACATTTATATGATTGTAGCTATTGGACTATTACAGGATTAATAGTTGAATATATAGAAGATACAGGCGGCAGCACTAATTTTGGAATTGGTTGGTATATAGGATATAGTGATTATATAACATTGGATAGATGTGTAAGTCGCTATAATAACGGTCCAGGCTTTGCTGTTAATGGATTCTCTGATTATGGATATTTTATTAATTGTGATAGCTACTGGAATGTTGACAACCATGACAACGGTGGTTTTGCTGATGGATTTATTGCCAGTCATTATGATGGTGAAAGTGGTTATCATTCATATTTCCAATATTGTAGAGCATGGAATAATTCAGATGATGGGTTTGATGCTTACATTTCTGATTCTGGTAACCATGGTGGTTACATAGAATGGGATCATTGTTGGTCATTTCGTAATGGTTTAACATCTCCATCTGGTAATGGTGCTGGTATTAAATGGGCTGGTGGTGATGAAATGTTGACTCAATCTGAACTGCAGAGGGTCGTTAAATATTGTATATCTGCCGGAAATAAAGCTATTGGATTTGATCAATCTGCGTATAATCCTCCTGGTTATGTTGATTTTTTAGGTGTGGTGTATAATAACTTATCTTATGATAATGGATCACAAGGTTTTTACAATGATAGGAATAGTGTTTGTTATTTTAGAAATAATATTTCTTATGATAATACAGGAGCTAACTGGGTAGATCAAACTAATTTTATAGACACAAATAATACGTGGAATGGTGTGGTCACTGTCTCTGGTGCAGATTTTACCGGTTTAGATATTAATGAGCTTGATGATGCTAGACAGTCTGATGGTAGTCTTCCTAATATTACCTCATTTAAACTTGTTGAGGGATCTGATTTGATAGACGCAGGAACGACTACTATAGGTTATGGAATAATTATAAGCGAATATAGTGGATCAGCTCCAGATATGGGGCCTTTCGAATTTGAAGAAGGGGAACCTCCAGTAGAGGAGGGTTTTTATGTAAAATCTAAGATTAATAAATATTATGTTTTGTAACTTAAATTAATAAAGTTCGTATATTAAAATAAAATTTTTATATGAGTGTAGAACCCAAGATATATATGCCTGATGTCGGGTATCATAATAAAGACCTAGACGTTTCAGTTGATAGATTAGAAAAGTCCAGATCTTATCAAGATCTGTCGACTATTATAATATGCCCAACTAGGGGACAAATACCAGCTAGGGTTGTTCAAAGTTGGATGGGAATGATGAGGCCTATGAACCAAAAGGTAATAGGGCCTATATTTGCAATAGGTATGGAAGTTGGACAAGCATATACATCATTAATAGAAATGATATTAGCTAATCCAGAATTATCCAAATATAAGTATGTACTTACTATTGAAGAAGATAATATGCCTCCTGCAGATGGATTACTTAAGCTATATGAACATATGGATAAGTATGATGTCATACAGGGATTATATTGGACTAAAGGTGAAGGTGGGCAGCCAATGATATATGGCGACCCAACTGTTATGCCTAAAAATTTTATACCACAACCACCTAAAACAGATCAAATACAGGAAGCTAATGGTCTAGGTATGGGTTTTAATTTATTTAAATTAGACATATTTAAGAATCCTGATTTACCCAAACCATGGTTTAAAACTGTACAGGAAGTTGTACAAGGTGGAGCTAGAGCCTATACACAGGATTTGTATTTCTATGAGAATGCTGCAAAATGTGGATATAGATTTGCATGCGATACGAGAGTTAAAGTTGGACATTATGATTATGCCGGAACAGCCGGTCAACCAGATACAGTATGGTAGAAAAAATTATTGATAGAATA